TTCAGTAACTGAGAAACCTAAAGCAATAGTTTCGTGTGTGTAACGAGCTACAAAAGATTCTTGTGCTGTATCAAAAGATATAGATGCACCTTCATCTTTTACTGGAGCAGCTCCAAAACCTGATAGTTTCAGTTCTTCTTCAAAGCTTCTTTCAGAATTTTCTGTCACATAGATTTCTTCATGCTCGTTTTCGTATTGACCATATTCTTCGCCAAATAGAGCGTTCAATCCAGGTAGGAGTTGTTTAAGCTCATTTGCTCTTGATATAGCAGCCATAATCTATCTCCTATTATCCTATACCAGTCGTGTTAAGCAACTGATGCCCAACATTAACCATGACAAGTACATCTGTAAAAGCATCGCCTACTGCACTATCTGGTCCGTCAACAAAGTCAACGATCTTTAAAGGTAGTGTATTAGTAGTTGCAGCCGTAGATATACCAACTGTGTTTTTACTAACTCCGATTGCTGTACTTCCTGCTGTTTGCACTACGTTAGCATTTTTACCTAAAGTATCTAAGGTTGCTGCGCCATTGCATTGCATTTGCATTAAAATAAACGGATCGGTTGCTACATACGCAACAATATCATCCGCAGCTGTAGAAGCTGGGAATTGATTGTTAGGTGTGAATTGACCTGTAGTTGGATCGGTGTAAGCACAACCAAGGAAAACACCAATGGTAGTCAAAGAACTTGTACCAGTATCTTTTTCGATAGTGGTATTAGGATTTTGATCTGCCCATTTTACAAAATCACCATAGAATATTGCTGTTGCATATCCGCTAGTGATTGGATAATGTGTTACTTTTCCTTGATAAGGACTTCCAACAACTGTTCCAACAGGTCTAGCTCCATGTGGAGTTGCTACTGATGACATAATTGTCTCCTTACGCTGTTAAGTATTAACTTAACAAAAATTAATTATTAAAGATTCTTTATGAATCTCTACCAAAAGAGGTCTTCGATTTGCGCTCAAACACTTGTTTGGTTGCCATTCGATTATCCTGATCTTTAAAATATACATTGTCTACGGATTCCATTTGCGATTTCGCAAGACTATTAAAATGTTCATCTCTGGATTTCGCTTTATCCGCAGGCATTTTGCATAATAATTGACCACCAATTTCAACATTGCCTTTTTTAGCCCATTCTGAATTATGATCCATCATATGAATCTGTAACTCTGGATGGTCTTCCAATCTGCAAGGTAGCCAGCCTTCACGAAACCTTCTGGAAACATTTGGATTATCAGATTGACCTAATAAGGCTGTTCTGATGTATCTAAATACCCATCCTGTTTGTGCGTCTGGTGTCGGTAAATTAGCAGAATTTTCCCAGCTTTGTGTGTGCTGAGTAGCCTCTCGGCTTTCTGTCTCTCTAGGAGTACGCTCTTGGTTTTTTGGAGAATCATTTGAAACTGGGGTTTTTGTATTGCTTTTAACGTCAGTCATATTAAGACTCCTTTAATAATTGATTTGCGTATTGTTCAGGACTTATGCCAAGTTGACGAGCTATTTTAACTTGAGTCTGATTCATACGAATTTGCGTGGGTTTTTTGTTTCCGCTATCCCTCGTTGCGGATGCAACAACTGTTGAAGGTTGTCGTTTTGGTGTTGTATAACCTTGTGAAACTTCAGTTTCATTTTGTGGCTGTACACCAAAGAAGTTAGGAAATTGATTTTTCATTGCTGTATCAACTTCTCTATAATACTCTTGTGATTTAGTTGCAGGGTCAATTCCCTTTGCTTGCAAAGATTGATCTACATACATTGCAAAAGATGTCATCTCTTTGTGTACTGGATTGGTTCCCATAAACCAAGGATTCCTAGATGACCATGCTTGCATATCTGGATCAAGCTGTGGTTTTTGTGGCTGTACAGGTTCTTGTGGAGGCAGTTTATTCATTACCTCTTGTTGAACATTTACTGCCATTGAAGAAGATTGTTGTTCTGCAAGCGTTGCCCTAGATAACAACTCTTGAGCCTTTGACATTTCATCAGCATTACCTTCTTCGTATGCTTTTTTGAAAGACTCTTGAGCGTTTTGTTTTGCCCATAAAGCGTTGTTATATGCTTGTTTGTTTAATACTTCACCGCCTTGCTCAACCATAGCTTGTAGCTTTTGATTTTCAGACATTAAAGTTTGTAATCTTTTAATTGCTTCTTCAGATTCTCTTGCAGCAGCTTCTTTAGCTCTGCGTTCTTCATGGTATTCGTATTTAATTTTTGCTATTCTATCAGCAGCTCTTTTAGAGTAATTTTCTATTTCTTTGTCTACTGTTTCATCATCAACTTCAGGCGAAGCATCTTCTGCTTTTGCAGGTCTACGATCAACTTCAGGTGTATCATCGACTAATTCTACCTCAAGACCTTCTGGAATTTTATTGTCAATTTCTACTGACTTACCAAAAAATTTGTCTTCTGTAGTTTGAGGTTTGGTTTCTTCTATTACTGGTTCTTCATTTATAATTTCTGTTTTACTCATGCTCTCACCACTCCTGTAGGATCACTAACAACTGCTTCGACAGTATCGTCATTTATCAACCGAAACTCTTGTCCATACATTTTCATGCGAGTGCCTGAATAAGCTCTGAATACAACCCAGTCTCCTTTTTTACACCAAGGACCATTCGGGAATCTATTACTATCTTGATAACACTCTGTACCTAGTTTTAAAACATAACCGCAAATATTGCTGACTTCTTCATCTTTAAGAGTTGAAGTTGCTTTAATAATGCCACCTTCAGTTTTTGTATCTGTTTTAGGCATAGCTATTAAAATCTTCCAGCCTTTAGGTTCAGGCAGTTGATTTTTAGCTTCATTAGTTAATTCAGGTACTTTAATATTATCAGACTTACGCTTAGTAGTAATTTTTGTATCCATATATATTTGCACGACTTTAGGAGTCGAGTTCCTATTTTTCCAAGTTCCTTTGAACAAAATCCAAAAGTTCTCGTTCTGCGAGGGCTAATCCCTCTATAATGCCAGCCATTTTCTGATACTCAGAGAAGTCTTTACAAGCCCCTGTACTCATATGGTCAGCGTGATCGTTCATCAAAGTCCGAAGTTTTATTTTCATATGTTCGGATAACGATAGTTCTTTGCTAGCAATGTTCATACATATTACTTTATGATTGCATTATTATTTCTTTTAACTATCTTCAAGTAAATCTTTAGCTAAGTCAACTCCTTTTAAGAAATCATCTGTTGCTTTTTTATCTGCTAGTTGATCTGCTTTTAATAATTCACTAGCAGCTTTAGAACCTATTTGCGCTCCAGCTATTTGTGTTTGAGATTTAATTCTTTCTCTTTCTATAGCATCTCTGTTAGCAGCTTTAGCAGCATCAAGTTGTAAACGCTTCTCACCTTCTTCTGCTCTACGCAATGCTTCTTGTTCTTTAATAGCCACTTCTTTTTCTTTAGCTTGTATTAGTGGGTCTTTTTGCATTTCTTGTACACGAAGTTTTTCTGCTCTTTGTTGAGAAGTACCTAACACTCTTTGTGCTGCTTCTGCGACTAAGCTAGAAATTCGTTTTTCAATATCAGCAGGTAGCGGTTCATCCATAGGCGGTAACTCAACACCAAGTTCTTTTTCAATGTCTTCTCTGTATTTCATTGTTAGATGATCATTTACATAAGCAGAAGCTGCTGCAAGGATACCTGCTGCATTTGGACTCTTTTCTACTGTTTGCATTATTTCTTGGTTTTGCTGTACTGAAGCAATCACCTCGATGTGAGCATCGTGATCTTGATTAATGAATGCTTTAACAGGTTTGCCATTGATAAGATTTTGAACGGCTGTAACTGGATCAACAGCTTTAATGTCATCTTTGTCAGGAACAATATTGTCAACATCATTAATGCCTAACACTCCAAGCATTTGTCTATGTAGCTCTGGCAAGTCATACATATTTGGTGCTGTTTGAGATAACTGCATAGCAGCTTGATACTGCATAATTCTTTGAGCCATTGTAGCTGCGTTAGGATCAGATACAGGTAGCACATCTATTCTTTTATCAAAGTCTTCTGCTTTAATAAATTCTTCTTCGTCTGTTTCATAAGGATAAGCTGGCTCTGTAAAGTCTCTAACAATGCCAACTAAAATATCAAATTCTTTTTTCATTGCTGCATGAAGCCTAGCTTGTACGGCACTCATTACTTTTTGATTTCTTTCCATCAAAGCAAGGGTTGTACCTACAGGTGCTTGGTTATTCATGTCAGATATTTTCATATCCGAAATGCTTGCAAAGCGTCTGCCTTCTTCTACAATGTTTTGTAATAACTGATACAGAGTTGCAGATGGTTCTTTGTAAGGCAAGAAGGCTATATTGTCTCTAATAGCTCCACCTGGTACATCAACATCTCTAAATTCACCAGGCATAATAGGTGTATCATCACCTTTAATTCTAAGTCCTCTGGCTTTTAATCCACCAGGTAAGTTAGATAAAGTTCCTGCATCTACAAGTTGTCTAAGAATTGATGTTGCTGATTTAGCTAATCCACCTACCATATGTATTAAACCAAACCCATAAAACCCTAGACCTGGTAAGTATTGATAGTGAACGAAGTGCATCCTTCTTATTTTTTTAGGATCATCTTCAAAGTAGTTTCTGCGAATGCTAAGAATAATGCCACTAGGAAAATCTACTGTAACAACATAAGGTATTGCTACACCAGTTTCTTCACCGCTTTCATTTGTTTCCTCATATCCTTTTAAATCTAGGTCAACTTGCATTTCTAAAATAGTATGATTGTTGTCATAGTTAAAAGTAGATGATTCGCCAGTTATTTCATCATATTTCTTATCAATGTCAGAATAACTTCTTGAGCTGTC